GCCTTGTCAGGATCAGTGAAGAAGTCATAATCATCATCTTGTTCGGGCTGTTGTGGTGCTTGTTGTTGTGAGAGTTGTGTCTGAATGTAGGAATCTACAACCTTACGTAGCTCACCAACTTCGCTGCTTTGTTTACCTAGAAGCTTTTCAGCCTCTTGGTGCATCCGTACAATGTCCTGTACAGACTTACCTCGGTATTTCTCGGGAACATCTTCAGCTTGTTGAGTTACCTCTTCAGGCTCTTGTCCAAACTGTTCTTCCTGCGTATCCAGCTCTGCTGTATCTACGTTATCCTCTTCAGGACGCTCGTCAATTATTACTGCTGCCATTATTAAACTCCGTGCTTTAGCATTGTGGAGAGATGGTTATTAAAAAGGTCTGCTATGAGTTTGCCTTTCGTTCTTGTTGTATCTTTCTTTCTCGGTCTCTAGCCCACTTCATAGTAGCTCCTGCAAAGTCACCACTGTGTGGGTCTAGTACAGACCGGATAGGAGAGATAACTTTCTTAGCGTCTTTACCGCACTCGCACCTAATAAGTTCGATATCGTCACTAACAAAGTATTCTTTCACATGTCCATCAGGACACTTAAAATCTCTAATCTTCAGCATCAGGCTGATCTTCTTCTTCAGCTTGCTGTTGAGCATTAGCAACCTGCGTCTCAAGATTAAGGATATTAGCCATTACAGCAAGTTGTCCTTTGCGAAAGAAAAGGTCTTGCTCGTCTTTAGTACCTTCTACTGAATTAACATTGTTAGCCGAAGCTTGAATGTCTGATAAAAGAATCTTCCATCCTTCAGAACGGAACATGTCATTTAAATCACGAAAGTACTTTTCTGTTTCTGGTGTCATTACTGTTTTTCCTTATGGGACAGTGTTGAAAGTTATTGACTTTACATACTATATATGCTATAGTATAGGTATATTATATCATACTTTTGAGTAAAAGTCAAGTTAATTTTTTGTTATTTTTTCACAGGCTTTTTATTAGTCATTTTTTTACCAGTACGCTTAGCTTCCTTCTTAGCTGCTGCCATACCAGACTTAGTATATGAATAATGTTTTCCACCAACTTTAGGCATATCTATTTCCTCTTCTTTGCTGTTTTTGCTGCTTGTTTAAAGTTCTTTGCAGTAGGTGCGCCTTTAGATCCAACCTTACGCATCTTCTCCCCAGAGCCTTCTTTAATACGCTTACGCTTAGCATGTATGTTTGCGTACAATCCTTGCTTAGCCATTACCATTTCACCTTATCAGCCCAGTAAGCTGCACTCATCTTGCCTTTAGCAATGTTTGAAGCATGACGAGCCTTGAAGGACTTCTGTCGTGCTGTGGGTTTCTTGTCACCTGTTACACCTTGTTGACCAAAGCGTATGGTTTTTACTTTGTCGCCTTCCTTGGCAACAACAACGTGAGACTTAGTTGGATGACTCGGAGTCCTCTTTGGTTTGTTGTACCCGCTTACTCCTGCTCGTTCCAGTCTTGAGTCCTTCTTTTTCATTGACCTTGGCCTCCAACGTTGCCAACCGCTCTAAGAGCTTGCTGTAACTGCTGTTGATTTCCTCCAGCACTTTGTTGAGTTGGGCTTGTGACACTACCATTTGCTTGACCTCCGCGGTTTCTCAAGTCTATTTCTTTCTCTTTAAGTAGGCGATCAGCAATCTTGAGTCTACGTTCAAACTCTCGATCATCCTCTTCGCCTTGACGTATGTTAGTTGTGATTGCTTTTAGCTTATCAATCTCAAGCTCCTGAGGAAGCATCTGAGACTCGATAGAGTACTTCTGAGCCCTAGCCATAGCCTCCTGTGCTTGCGCCTCCAGAGTGGCTGTCTGTGCGTTCTGGAAGGCCATCTGAGCCTGTTGCATCTGCATTTGCATCTGCTGTGCTTCAGGGTTAGGCTGAGAAGCTTGTTTCATTGTAGCAATAAGCTCTTCACGGTTGGACAGATTCATGTTGTCAATGATTGACTGAATCAATACAGGATACAGTGGGCTGTCCTGTTGCATTGTCTGTAGCAACTGTACAAGCTGAGTGACTTCGTACTCACGAGCAATGATACCCAGAGAGCTTGTAGCGTTGAACTTGTAGTCCTTAACAGGGTACAGTTCAGGTTCAAATTGCATATACCTATAAGCTGCTTTTTCTACAAAAGGCAATAGGAAAGATTCTTGGAAGTTAATTAGAGTACGCTTGTGTCTCTTAATGATAGCACCAAGAGACATACTAATCCCAGCAGCAGTAGCTTCTCCGTTAATGTTACCAGCGATACCAGCTGAATCAACTGCTCCAGTTGCTTGTTGAACCATGCTCTGTAGTGCTTGAGCTTGTGCAAAGGTAATCTGAGACACATTACCAAAGTTAAACGGATTAAGAATTTCTTTAGGATCGCCATTGGTTAATATTAACTTCCCTGCTCTGATTTCTGGTTTAGTACCACGGGGAATACGAGTAGCGTCCATAGCCATCATTGGATGCACTGTAAGCGCCAGAGCGTCAATACGAGCACGAATCTCTGCGTCAAGAGCCTTCTGACTGTTGTAGCCTTTTTCACATACACCACGTCCCCAGAAGCGTGAAGGAACTACGTCCCAAGGGAATGCAACAACAGGACGATCCTGCATCATGTAGGGAGATGCTTCCGCTTTCAGAAGATGACCTTCGTTAGCAATGACAACGACAGCCTCAACGTAGTAGCTCTTGTTCTCTTCCTCTTCAGCGCCTAAATCTTCGTACTCATCAGCAGCCTCAAGCAAGTGACGTGGAACAAGACCGTAGTACTTTGTAAGACGAATCTTGTCGTCCTGATACAAAGTAAGATCCTGATCGGGTTCAATGTCAAAGTCCTCAGAAGCGTTACCGAGGTACATCTTCTTGTAGACGCCTTGTTCCTGTAGTTGCTCTACAATGTGACGTGACACAAACTCATCAATAGCGACACCAAGGGCTTCGTCTACGGAGGTTGCCACAGGATCAATGAGGAAGTTCTGAGGCATCACAGGGCGTAGCTTAACTACAACACGGTCACGAATGTTGACACCTACGGCTGTAAGGTCACCGTCCATGATTGGTTGTGTAGCAGGGGCCATTTCCTTTTCTTCAGAAATAACAACCTCAGCAACACCCGTACCAAAGACAGCAGCGTTAATGAGACACTCAGCTACAGCCTTACGGATCTTAGTCTTAGCAAAGTCCTCATGCAACTGGTTGCGTAGGTACATAATATCCTGTGCTTCAGGATCATTACGATCATCACTAATGTCAAACCACTTACCACGACCAAAGGTAGCTTCCTCTAGCTCAGCTACGGAAGACTCAACAGCCTGTTGCAAAGCAGGGGAGATAATACGAGAACGTTCACTGTCTCGTGTTCTGTCCTCACTGGCCCATATACCACGCCAGAGACGATAGTACTCATCAAACTTCTGTGAGTAGTTTGCTTCAAAGTGGTCACGCCACTTGTTGCAGTTGTTCATTACCCAATCTTCAAGAGACTCCTCAATGATGATGGGTTCGTCTTCCATACCTTCGTATAATTCCATATTAGTATCCTGCTACGGAGTCAAGTTCTTCATAATCGTCATACTCTTCCCAGTTACCTGCATAGGCTACTTTAGCTAGCTGGTCAATGTAGGCAAGAGCATCCACTAAGTCATCGTGTGTTAGAGGATCAGGAAACTGGAACAGTTCATCTAAGAATCTGCTGTTCCACTCACCTTTCTTTAGTGTGATAAGACCGTGCTCAAAGCGCCCCTGTAGGGCCCACATGATCCTGTCAGTTTTCTTTTGATTGCCGTGGGTAAGCTCCTCAACACGAAAGAAGAACCCTTGACGTTTCATCATGTCCATCAAGGGAGACATTACCGCTTGCTTAGCAATGCCTCTTTCAATTCCCACGCTAATTGGTTTGTAGTCCTTAACCACTTCGAAAATCTTTCGAGCAGTCTCTTCAAGTGTCCACCTACCGTAGATGATGTTCTCCACAAACCAACCAGACTCACCAACCTTAACCACTGCCATTGCAGTATTATCCAGTCTTGAGTTCTTTGAACGCTTTTTGCTAACGTCTTGAAACCCTGCCAAGTCAATAGCGACATAGTAATCCCCTTCAACCGTGCTGTCATCAACGACAGTAACCCATTCTTCCTTAAACATCTCAGAGCCTTTCGCTTCAAACGAAGCCATAAACTCTTGACGGAACGCATAGCTCGACATTGACTTTTTGGCAACATCAATTTCTTCGGGGTCGAGTAGCGGGTTGTCGTAAGACGTAAAGTGCCAACTCCTGTAAGTGTCATCTCCTGATAGCTCTCCATATTTGTAAAGTTCATAAAAATGGTTACGCCCCATAGGAGTACCAATGAACAATGCAGAGCCTTTCTGGTCAGCTAGAGCAGGTCTTAAAATCTGTTCCCATACGTCTGGTTTGATGTCAGCATATTCATCCAACACTAAGTATTTAAGAGACACACCACGCATAGTTTCTGGTCTGTCTCCCCCTTTTAATGATATCGTAGCTCCATTAATCAGTTTAATCTGTAGGTTGTTTATGTGCGACCCAGCTATGACGGGATGTCCTAACTCCAACAAAGTCTGCCACATAATGTCTCTGGCCTGTCCTTGTGTTGGCGCAACGTAAAACACATGCCCTCTGTCTGTCTGTAGGGCATTTACTATGAGAAGCCATGCAGCCAAGCGTGACTTCCCTGTCCTTCGTCCAGCAGCAACAATCTTAAATCTGGTGTCGTCTTCCCAGACCTCTTGTTGCCACGGTAACAAAGAAATATTTAAATCTGTCATAGAACGATATTGCTGGTGGGAGCAAGGTACAGCTCATAAGAGATTATGAACGTAGCATTAACGGAAGAGCACTGTATGTCTATAGTCTCACCGTCAGTCATGACAAGGTACTTACCATCTCCACCAAACTCGACAAGGTCTCCAGCGCTCATGTTCTTGCTGTGTAGGAAAGAGTAGTTATTACCGTCAGACCAACGAGCATCTACCGTTACAGAGCCACTGGCTGCTGCAAGGAAGTAGGTTACTTTACAGTGATAACCGTCAGGTACAGTTATGACACTAACATAAGTGTTGTTGTCTGCTGCTTGTGGTATGTAACCTTTAGATCCGTAAGTAACCATGTTAATACGTCCACATTACAGGATCTTCTACGTTGCGTAGGTCAACATGTACAAACCCATCAGCAACACCAATCCCTTTGAATCCTAACTCTATAGCCTTCTCAACAATCCTGTAGCGTTGATATCCGTTGCTTACAGCGATGTCAGCAGCTATACCCTGTGTATGCCTACCCTTAGTTAGTTTATCCTTCTCAGCGGAGTGCTCAGGGGCTCTGTAGCCGCTTGTGATGACAAAGGGGAAACCACACTCTTCTCTTAACCTGTCAATCATGATGAGGAAGTTGTTGGACATCTTGTTCTGTCCAGTCTCCTTACAATCAAATTCATCAAGTGTAAAGTATTTAAGAGTCAAGCACTTCTCCTTCAATATAGTCTTCAGGTTCTTCTGAGGCGCTAGAGATTGATGTAGCTCCAACACCAGTGATGTTAATGCTGATACTGTTCTTTCCACCAGACTTGATGACATCCTTCTCAAAAGCCGCGACAGGTAATATTCTGTCCATGACAAGCTTCCACGCTGCTGCCTGATTCTTATGGTCATCGTTAAGTGCAGCATCAAATATAGAATCAAGTACTTTACGTGACTTAGGTGACGCAAGCATACGAGCTTTGTAGTCATTGATGATGGCTGCATCACCTTTAGGTCTACCTACTTGACCTCTACCGCCTCTCTTCTTAGACGCAACAGCCCTCTTAGCGGGTCTGCCTATAGTTTTTTCTTCAGACATGACAATTATCCTAAACAGGGTTGTTAGTATCTATAGAGAGTTACAGAGAAAGTAGAACTTGGTAAAGTTATTATTAATATTTATACTCTACCAGTAAGGTGTGCTCTGTTGTTCTCTATAGATTGCTTTAATATGTGTATATTATATCATAAAAATAGACAAAAGTCAAGTTAAATTTTAGTTAATTTTACCAATTCTACTCAAAAGCACTCTAAAGAGTACTCTTTATAGCACTGTCTTGTACTGTCGTGCCCCTAATATTAGCTACTTCAGCGGGCTTCAGCAGTCCTTAAGTCTCCGCAGTGCACATTATATTCTCTAAAGTTATCAATATCTTAGTTATTATTCCCTGATGTTATAGTACTCTGTAGTTGAATCCACTAATTTTAGTAGTTTTAGTAGTCAATTTCACTCTTTTTTGTATCTGGGTAGCAGCCTACATAAATTGAGGAAGCAAATCCCCCTCCCCCGCCATCTTTATTACACGCGAGAGTTATCCACAGGTTACTCACAAGTTATCCACAGCATATCCACAGCTTACTGCTGAGTTATCCACAGGTTAGTGTGGGGGTTTAGGTAGTACCCTATATAGCACACACAAGCACTCACAAGTGTTACCCTAACTGTTACTCGTGTTACCTTATGCCACACAATGTTACCCTACGTAACAGATACAGTAGGCGTTACAGTCACACGGTCGAGTGCTAAGTGCTTGATTTGTCGAGGTTTCCAAAAGTTGGCACACCCCTTGCATAGTTTTCAGCGACCCAGCGGTACAGGGTTAATACATTAACTTAAGAGGAAATTGACATGACTGATATCATCACAGAAGTAATCAACGCTGAGAAAAAGGCTATCCGAGCACTTGACAAAGCACAGGGTGGCATAATGGATAACCTACGCAAGCTGGTTATGCACGAAGCTTTCAGTGCCGCAATGGTGGGTTCATACCTGACCAACTTCGAAGAGGCCATGCTTAGCATCGGCTACGATAAGAACAACTCGACCTACAAGGTCATGAAGTCACAACGCAAAAAGGTTCTTAGCTTTTGCGCGGGTGCTCTCGACGAGCAAGGAGACTGGTCAGATTCGCAAGTCGACTCAGAGGCCGTGCGTATCATGATAGAGCCCAGCTTGCAGAAAGCGTACGCGGCTGTGAGCCAGTCACTTAAAGACGCGAAGGCCGAACCCGAAAGCGAAGGCGAATCTGAGGGCGAAGGCGAGCAAGAGGCCGAGGCACTACCCACGCACGATGAGATGCTGAACGGTGTTCTCAAGCTCTTACAGACCTACTCTGACCGAGGCGCTCGAGACTTCGACATACGGATGGTAGCAATAGACGCATATAACATACTATCGAAGGTTGCCGAGGAATCGCTTAACGAGGAAGTCGACGCGGAAATCGAAAAGGCTCTAGGAAACTAGGGCCTCACTCTCGCTAGGGTTCGCGCTCTAGCGAGGGTTAATGCATTAACCTTTGAAGCTTGAGGGTTAATACATTAACCTTTACAGAAACCAAAAAGAGGAATGAAAATGGACTGGCAAATTAAACTTGAAATTATGTTAGACGCGCTCGGGGCTTATCCTACGCATAGGCAAATGCAGAGTCTCGAGGGCTGGATTATTATGAACGTACCGGCAAGATACTGGGGCGCGGTCGCTTGGAATCTACCCAGTGATTTGCAAACTGATTTGAGAATGAGAGCGGCCGAAAGCGGCTACTAAGGGGTTGATAAATGAAACGCACAGGCGCAACAAAAAACGAAGTGTTGAAACGTGAGCGATTGATTGACATTGTCACGGGTTCATGTATACTGATTGTGTTCTCGGTGATGGGCGGCTTTGCCATCGCTGGGTTTGTTCTAGGATATTAAGAGGGCTTGACAGTATGAAATTTCAATTTGTGAAGAAGTCTAGTAATGTAAAAGTTGGACCTATACCAGTAACTAATTCACCTAGGGCGACTTGCCCTAGTGCTTGCCCATTGAGTGGTGAGGGCGGATGCTATGCCGAAGCTGGCTTTCATACGCGCCTGAATTGGGATAAGTTAGATCGAGGTGAGCGCGGTCTGTTATGGTCTTCGTTTCTGGATAAGATCAAGGCGCTACCAGCTGGGCAGTTATGGCGGCACAATGTGAGCGGTGATTTGCCCAGTGCTAGTGATAATGAATTGAGCGAAAGTGCTGTGTCTGAACTTGTCTCGGCTAATCGCGGCAAGCGTGGATTCACATACACGCATTACCCTATGACGCGCACAAATAAGCGTATTGTTAAAACAGCGAACACGTCAGGCTTTACAATCAACGTGTCGTGCGAGACTGTACAGGATGCGGTCAAGCACCATAAACAAGGCTTGCCCAGCGTGACCCTGTTACCTATTGACGCACCACCAAAAACAGAATATGATGGTGTTGTGGTCGCGACTTGTCCTGCAACCTATATGGACACGTCATGCAAAGAATGTGGTCTATGTGCTAGATCTGACCGCAAGGTGGTAGTAGGCTTTCCGGTACACGGTACTCGAAAGAATGCGGCCGCTTCTAACCTCATCGCAGTAGGGTGATGGGGTTAATACATTAACCTTTGGAGAAATTGACATGATAGAAAAAGTACTTGAACCCAGAAAGTCTACAGTTATGCCTAAAAGAAAATTACAGGCCACCTTGAAAGAGTGTCGAGCAAATGCTCTTGACATTGAGAAACGAGATGGGGCATACTATGTCTATGCCGATGAGGATCTAGTGCTACGCGCTCTCAACGGCCAACGTAGTTACCTAGTGCAATACTGCACAGAATTATTTGAACCAGACACAAATGAGGTGGTCGCATGATAGTTTTTAATTACCCCAGCAAAAAAGTATTGAAGGAAAATGTGGGCAAACCATTGTCTTACATCGAAACGTCAATCTTCGGAGCTGAGTACACTCCGAATGGTAAAATGGTGGGGGCAAATCGTCCCCATATAACAGGACTAGGCCGCGAGTTTTTCGCTGAGGTCTGGATGAAAGATGGCAAAATTGAGAGGGTCAAATAATGAGAGACGAATTACTTAAAGCTGTAATTGAGGGTCAGGCCGAGGTGTTCAAATCACTGAGCCGCCAAAATGCTGAGATGTTCGCGGACATTTCAGTAGATGATGCTTACTTCAAAGGCAAGTCACAAGCTTATCTGTTAGCGGCACAAGCTTTTGAGAACATTGTTGTGAATTACTTCGGAGGGTCTTACAATGCTGATAATGAGAATTAGTATGTTGTCAGGTGAGGTCAACGAGATGGATCTTGACATCACACCCGAACAGCTTGAGTCCTATGAATTGTTTGGCGTCCTATTACAGGATGCCTTTCCAAATCTTAGCCCTGCTGAGCGTGAGTTTATTAAGACAGGTATCACGCCAGAGGAATGGTACGATACCTTCGGTGATGGTTAATGCATTAACCTATTGGAGCGTTACAGTATGCTGGAAAAACTAATCACAGACCTTGAAATTGATGTGGCTTGTCTGTTAGACTACGTTGATGACATAACAGAACACGACATAGAAAAAATACAGGATAAACTAACGGAGTTGCATAATGAATATATTTTACTTACACAAAGACGTCTGGACGTGCGCTAAGTTGCACTGCGATGTTCACGTAAACAAAATGATCTTAGAGTCTGCACAGTTGCTGAGCACTGCACATCATGTGCTCGGCAGTGATGCACCATACAAAGTGACGCATAAAAACCACCCGAGTGCTGTTTGGGCTAGGTCAGGGCGTTATCAGTACAATTGGCTTTACAGGCTCTTAGAGGCTCTCTCAGACGAATACACCGAAAGGTATGGTAGGGTACACAAAACATGGGAACGTTGCTCAGAGGCGCTCTCACAGCCTCCTGAGGGCATTCCTGATAGTTGGTTCACTCCACCACCACAGTGTATGCCTGATGAGTGCAAGCATGACGATACAGAGGTAGCATATCGTAATTATTACACACAAAAAAACCTTGACTGGCTCAAAGTAGGCCGTCCCATGACATGGAAGAATGTTGATAATATTTTTCTGGAGACATTGTATGATCGCTGAAGTTTTTGAAACAGCACTTGTATCTGCTGTCGTAGTTGTAGTATTATGTGCTTGGTTAAGTGATGATTGGAGAGAATGATTATGAGTAATCCTGAAGTTTGTAGAGATTGTGAATGGAAAAGCGTTGATGATACTGTACTTTGTCACGATTGTGCTGAAGACGGTTTCATTGAAATCATGCGATCTAATGCGGATAAGCGATGGGATGTGTTCATTGGTGAGCACTACTACGCTAGTAAAGCAGGAATGGATGCACACTCTTTAGCTATTTTTGAGGCATGGGTTGAGAATGATCCAGAGAAAGCAGGTAAAATTATCTGTGCTTTCTTTGATGCTGAGCTAAAAACTTACAGGCACGATGGAGAAATATAATGCACTGCGTTGTATGTGATGTTGAACTGAGTGACTTTGAAGCCACTAGAAAGTATGCTGATAGCAATGATTTTGTAGATATGTGCAACCATTGCTACAGTTATGTCAAGAGAAGTATTCACACTATTGATCGTGATGATCTATTGACAGAACAGGATCATGTTGAACTCGACACAAAGTATGATGATCTTGATGATTTATTTGCATTTGAGTCTTGACAAGATTTGATTTGTCCTGTATACTATATAGTATGAAGTGGTTTGGTAGAGTTTATTATTATTTATACTTTAACTTTACCAACTAAAGTTAATACATTAACCTTTGGAGTACTGTTATGAGTGATTGTGGTTATGAGGATTTGCTTGAGGCACATCGCTACCATACTGTTATGGAAGCCGCTCGTGTTGCTGAAGATATGCCACTCGACAGATTCTTAGAGATGCTAGAGGATCATTGTCGTGACCCACACACAGCACATGCGTTTAGTAGAATGAAGTTTATACTGAGGGTGAATCCAGATGAGTTTTATAGAAACACATATTAGTTGTGATGATTGTGGTAGCAGTGATGGTCGAGCAATCAACGATGAAGGGTGGAGTCACTGCTTTGTTTGTCAAACCAGAAAGAAAGTAGATAACGTGGGAGCGCCTACTGTGAGTACAGTTGTTAAGTTTCAACCCAAGAGTGATGGTAACTTCAGGTCGATACCGTCACGCAATATCAGTGCCGAGACATGTCGCACGTTTGGCTGTGTTACTGATGGAAGCAATTACGTCTTTCAGTACCGTGACCACACAGGCACACTGGTAGCTGAGAAGATCAAGACACCTGACAAAAGCTTCAGCATCAATGGCGAGTGGAAGCAAGCAACTCTGTATGGACAGCACCTGTTCAAGAAGGGTGGCAAGTTTGTTACTGTTGTCGAGGGTGAGATGGATGCTCTTGCCGCATACCAGATGCTAGGATCTAAGTGGCCTGTCGTGTCCATCCGTAATGGAGCTGCCTCTGCACTGAAGGATTGCAAGAAAGAATACGAGTGGCTCGATAGCTTTGACTCGATTGTGATCTGCTTTGACAACGATGAGGCAGGACAGAAGGCAACCAATGAGGTGGCTGAGTTGTTTGGTTCTAAGGCTCGTGTGATGCGTCACCGCCAGAGCATTAACAACATCCCAATCAAGGATGCGTGTGACTACCTTGTCGATAACTTAGGCAAAGAGTTTAGTGATGCGTGGTGGAGTGCAGACCAGTTTGTACCAGACGGTATCATTCAAGGTAGTACACTCTTCGATCTTGTCATGACACCTGTCGAGGCGAGTGATGTGATGTATCCTTTTGATGGGCTGAACAAACTGACCTACGGCATACGCATGGGTGAGTTAGTTACCATCACAGCAGGAAGTGGATTAGGTAAGTCTCAGTTTGTGCGTGAGTTGGTCTGGCACATACTTCAAAAGACTGAAGCCAACATTGGTCTGCTATTCCTTGAAGAGGGTACGAGAAGAACTGGTTTGAGCATCATGTCTCTTGCCGCTAACAAGCCACTGCACTTACCTGACTGCGTAGCGAGTGATGAGGAAAAGATTGAAGCATATCAAAAGACTTTGGGAACAAACCGTCTCTACCTGTTTGATCATTTTGGTAGCACAAGTGTCGATAATATTATTAATCGTGTGCGTTATCTCTCAAAGGGTCTTGGATGTTCGTACGTCTTCTTGGATCACGTCTCGATTGTCGTGTCTGCACAAGGCGCTGGTGACGAGCGTAAAGCCCTTGATGAGATAATGACGAGGCTACGTATGCTCGTGCAGGAGACAGGCATCTCGCTGATTCTAGTGAGCCACCTGAAGAGACCTGACGGCAAAGGCCATGAAGAAGGCAGTGCTACTAGCCTGTCACAGTTGCGCGGCAGTGGCTCGATTGCACAGCTTAGCGACATGGTCTTAGGACTTGAGCGTAATGGTCAAGCTGATGATCCAACTGTTCGCAACACCACAC